AAATCAATCCCTTGAGTCATTTGCTGACGTTGCCTAGCCCTCTCCATCTGAGGATCATTAACACCAAACAAACCTTGACCTAGTAAATTACCAGCCTTATACCCTAGTGTTTTGTAAGCCTCACCACTTGACATCCTAGCAAAGGCTTGTGCCTGTTGATCTAAAGCAGCCATACGTTGTGCTGCAATGTCTTCTGGCATTATTCCAAATAAACCACCTACAATGTTATCAGCCATTTTATATTCCTATTCCTTTTAAGGGCGGTTCCAAGACAAGCCAGAGTATTGTGAGGTATCACCACCATAATAAGCAGGTTGTGCAGCAGAACCATAGAATCCTTGATTTCCAGGGTTATAAATTTCATTGTATGTTCCTGCTTGAGGGCCAAAGAACTTATCCTGTAAGCCACCAAAACTTGTGAAATTTCCTGCTGTTCCTATGCCATTACCATTAGTGTTGAACAGATTAGAGAAGTTACCAAAGCCACCTCCACCTCCAGCAGCACCGTAAAGACCACCAGTAGCATAGTTAAGGCCGTAATTGGCAAGACCCTTCACAGCACTACTTGCAAGTTTACCAAGACCGCTTCTTTGCATATCTGCTTTAGCACGTAATTGGTTTGCTGCGTCTTGTGCCCCAAGCATACCTTCTGCACCAACTCGTGCAGCATTTGAACGTAGTCCACCAATATCTAAACCAAGTGCTAAGTTTCCTGCACCCAATCCCTCAACACCTTGTGAATAGGCAAGGGCTGCTTTAGAAGGATCATAAGCAGAGGAACCAAGACGTAATCCTTCACCTTGAAGACCAGCACCAAACTGAATACGATTTCTTCCATATTCATCTGCCTGTGCTGCAAGGGCGGCATCACGCTGTGCAAGGGCATTGTAATAAGCTGCTGCCTCAGGGTTTGCAGACTGTAAGTTTCCACCTTGTGCAACAGATAGGCCACCCCTACCAGTGTTGGCAAGACGTAGTTGCAAGTCAGCATACGCCTGATCTTGTCCCGGCCTTAGCAGGGCATTTTGACTCCTAATATAGTCTTGTGCTGCTTGCTCTGGTGAAGTTGCTAGATATTGCTTACTAAGATTACCTAAACGTAAACCACCAGAGATTGCTTGATCTGCAAATCGCATACCCACGCCACCAGCATCCCTGATGCCACGTTGACTCAGTGCCTGTAACTCAGGTGATAGGGTGTAGCCAGCAGTTTCAAGTTGACCTTGAGGGTTGTAGGTGTAGTTGGTAGTACCAAAGGCATTGGTTGTCCCTACAGGCTTAAACTGTACTGCTGCTTGGTAGGCCTTACCTGCGGCTTCTTGCCTCGCAGCCTGTTTACGTAACTTCTTTTTCTTCTTCTTACTTGAAAAGAATCCCATGTCTATTCTCCTTATGCACTAATACCAGATGCTAGGATGAACAAATCATCCACATCAGTATCAGATAGGCCTAACATATTAGCAAGGAAGTTAAGTGTTGGGCTTGCTCGTTCCCATTCTGCTGCATCCTCCCAAGCAAGACGTTTAACATCTGTTTGAGGAAGGGTTGCAATGTAGGTGTTAACGGTATCGAAATAACCCGCTTGCACAAGGGCCACACGAGCTTGGAAGCGCGTCACCGTGCTGGGGATGGGTGGTGGTGGTGGCACATAAGGGTCAGGCGTGTTGCCTTCGGCGAGCCATGCTAGGTATTCTTGGTAAAACGTATTTGCAGGGTCGGCGGGAATAACCCAACCGTCTGAACGAAAAACGTCGGTTGTTTTTGTAAGTTGGTAGTTCATGGTTTACAACTCCGCCGATGCTTGCAAAATTAACGTCGAAGCACAATTGATAATCACAGCATTTCCAGCAACCAAACCAGACGCCGATGTAACAGACCAGTTGAAATTATTTACGCTAGGCGCTGATGCCAAAATAGTCCCGCCTGCGTTACTTCCTGTTGCGGTCAATGCGTTTGCGCTGCCAGTTCCATAAGTAAGGGCTGGCGTACTTATTTTGGTAACTGCAAAATTGGTTCCAAAACCAGACGCTGCCGTTGTAGAAGTTGCCTGACAAACAGAAATAACAGAACTTGTTTGGTAACGAATAGTTTCAAAATACCTCTGACACAACGCCAACTCCATCCCAATCGGACGTTGCTCGAATGGCGTGGCTACGGGGCCGACTTCAAGTTGCACTTGAGCGATACTGACGGTTTTGGAGACTTGCGTCCCAATGCCAGCGGCGCGTCCGCCAACTCCCGAAAAACTGGTTCCAGCATCTATCCAAAATCCCAATACTGTGTAACTAGTGTTTGCTGTTGTGCCAAGCGTAATTCCAGCCAAAGACGGAATCGCAAACGTCTTGCTGTATTTGGTCCACGTTGTTGTCAATGCCTGTGCCTGACCAATTCCGGGAACAGCTGCTGATGGACTGCCTCCGGTTCCAAAAAACTGATACAGTTCAAGCGCAATAGATGGTGTTCCGCTGGCTGCTTTGGCCCAAAAAGAAACAGTTACTGTTTGCCCTGCAAGTATTCTTACATCTTCAATCGGTTGCTGAAGTTTGTAATAGTTATTTGCGCCAGCAACTGAGGTGACGGCAATTTGCGTATAAAACTGCGCCCCGCCTGTGTCGTACAAAGTATCGCCAGAAACAAAAGCTCCCTGCGAAGTAGAAAATGTGTCTCCTATTCCGTCATTTTCCCAGCGGTCAGCAGGGCCATAGACGTTTGTAGTAGTAACCGCAGTCGTCCCACGCTGGAATATACCCATATTCCCGTTGATAATCTTATTCCGCAGCCCCGCCAACTGACCGCCGTTGGCAGAGGCCATCTGCACGTTGCCTGTGAACGTACCAGTGGTTCCGTTAATAGTTGTTCCACTAATAGCCGCTGGCGTGGTTGCACCAATAGGCCCAGGTGCTGCTAATGCCGTGGTATCAAACTTAGTACTTACAGCCGTTGAAATTGCATTGAACTCATTGTCAATTTCAGTACCCTTAACAATCTTTAAGGGGTTCCCTGTAAGTAGGCTGTCCTTACTAGCAAAATTAGTTGCTTTTGTGTAATTAGACAAAATATTCCTCCATTATCTTCATACTGTTTTTCCGTTCTTAGCGTGAATTTCTAACTTCTGGATACTTAAAGCACTACCATTAATGTCTGCCTCATACCCAGTTTGAACAACTTTACCAGCACCAGTTGGGTAGACGGTTAAGGTATTTAGTGCAATTCCATCACTATATTCTGAAATGCCATACTCTGCAATGTTATATTCTGAAACACCTTGCACTGGTATGCCAACTGCTTGTGAATAATAATTCTCTTTAAAGTCGTAGTCCCACTTCACAATGAGGTCTTGTGCTGTACCGCCAACAACAACAACCTTAATCTTCTTTAGAATTGAGGTAACTGATGGTTGTCCAAAATCTGTATGGTTTGTATAGTAGGTCATCCGATAAGAAACACCGTTATCTGAGTTTCCGGTGTAACTTCCAAGATAACCCTCTTTACCAATCAGAAGGGTTTTATCTGACCTATAAAATAAACTCTTAGGCTTAATGTTATCCCAAGTTGTAACCCTACTACTTCCATCTTGAAGTTGTGTTTTTAAATCAAAGCAATAGACAATCTTTGATAAGGGAAGTGTTAAAAGGTAGAAGGATTCAAAGGGACTATAGACAGCTTTAATTGGCTCATTGAGTTCACCAAGAACCCCTTGCATCAAATCATCTCTTACGTTTTTGCTCAAGTCCCTATATGGTGCTGACTTCTCTTGAATGGTTCTGAGTACACTGCGTACACCAGTATCAGATAGGAAGATGATGTCAGAACCCGTATTCTGTATGCTATCCCTAGCAATACAACCAATACCTGTTGTGGTGTCACTTAATGTTATAGTTGAAGGTACAGTTGCACCGCTATAAACAAGAATGTTATTCCTGCCAAAGATAAATAGAAATCCATTGTGTGCTCCTAACCCTACAATGTTATCTCCACCATTGGGCCACACAGTGTTTACATTCAAACTACCTGATGAACCACCCGTCCACAAATGACCAGCAAGACTATCACTAAAATAAATCGTATTCTTGTCTGTAGTAGTGTCTGTAACCCATAACCTACCATAAGCAGAAATAACAACATTACCATTTTGAACTGTTCCAGTATGCCCTGTCTTTTCACTAATACGCCTATAAGTTGTAGTGCTAACTGCTGGATCAAACACCAATGGCGTGTGACCACTTTGGAATAAATAGAGGTGTGAGTTTAATGATGCCATTTGCCAATTACTATTTGTAATTGTTGGGGCTGTTCCTCCACCACCATAGGTTAGTTCTGTTAGTGCTCCAGCAGCATAAATAAACAATTTGTTATTACCAGCACAAATGGTGTAAGAGACACCACCGTTTGTTACCACTTCTCCAATGGACTTAATATCTGCCGTACCCAGTGCAGCATTAATTGCAGTGTTCTGTGGAGACCACCCCTTACGAGAGCCAATACGTCCAAACTTATCAATTACGCAATTGTTTGCAGATAGGGCAAACCCAGAGGCCAAGTCAAGAGAGGAGTCTTGAGTGTTGAGTCCAAAGAAACCTGGAGCAGAAATACTAAAGGTTTGAAGTACTTGAGCCATTAAATTGCCACCCAACTATCTTCTTCAGTATGGCGACCAGCCTCAATTGCAATTGCATCTGCAAGCACTTGACGATAGAGGGAATAGGCCTCTGAACTCTGCTCACCACCATCTTCACCACGCTCAACAAGGGCCTTAGCAAAAGCTAGATGTACCACAGGCTCTTTAGGGACAAGGAGCACGGTTGCATCAGTTGAGAGGTCTAGTTGTGGTTGATAGATGTTAAAGAAAATGGAATATGCAGCATCAGGGACAGGGAAGATGTCAACTTTGGTATCACCGTTAGCGTCTGCACCATTAAAGTTATAATAGTTAGGAGCACCAGATTGAGGTGTTGCAGTCATAAACAAGAAGTGCGTCATCTCAATAGATGAGATTGCACGTAGTGTTGTCTTGTTAGTGTTGTCAAACACCTCACTAACCTTAAACCTAGACCCAGTGTTGGGTAGGACATAGTTATAGGTTGCTGGTGTTGTTGTAAGGGTTAGGGTTGTTGAAAGTGTGTTCCAAGTGTAGGCATCTTCAACCTGACGCTTTGCATCATTAATAAACCTACCAACAAGTTTAGAAAGTACGTTTTGATTTACAGTGGACACTTCTGGTTCACGCATACGAACCATTACGTCATTAACAAGTTCCAGATATGTTGGTAGTGCCATGAGTGTGTCCCTTATTTATCTGCTTTGTTTTCTAGACGATCAAATATCTTAGACAGATATTCTTTGATTTCGTAAATATCCCTACGATAGTCCTCTTTCATAACGTAGTCTTTTGGCATTTCCTCGCGCAACTTTGCAAGGTCTTGTTTTAACTCTTTAACTGCGTTCCATAACTCTCTGGCAAACCATCCAGTAACGCCAGATGCAAGAACTAGTACACTATTTATAAGTTGCTGAGTATCCAAGATCATTCACCACTTGGCTCAGGCTTTTTCTTCTTTGGCTTTTCTTCTACGACAACTACTTCTTCTTCAAACACTTCTTCATATTGCGGGTGTGTCCTCATACCTTCAATGTCATGCTCGTTGACAAACTCATATACGCCACCACTCGCAACACATTTAAACTTAGCCATACCTATCTCCTAAAAATAAAGGTTCTCACCTTTCACCCAAAGGCTACTAAGTGAGAACCCTACCTAAATTACTTAGGCTGGAACTGCTAGAGCAACAGCAGCATAGTCACGTAGTTCTGCAACACCATAAATGACGTCAGCAGTAAAGAGACTACCTAGATACTCTTGCTTGTACTGAGTCTGAGTACGAACTTCCTTTTGCATACCAAGGATACCGAAATCACGGTGGCCTAGTAGGCAAATGCGGGTAGCAGTACTACCAGAGGTGGTATCAGCATTGTTAGTAACAAATACGGGAACTCCGTACACATTACCAATTTCACCGTTACGGATGGTGTTAGAACTACCACCTTCACCAACGAAAGCCTGTTCAGTGAAACGTGCAATACCCATTAAGGTGTTACGGGTTGAAGGAGGAACGAGTAGGAAACGGCCATCCATAGGAACATCATTGTCGTCTAGACGCTGAATTGAACGGCGAATGGCAGAATCAGCTAGAGCAGCAAAACCAGTGTTAGTACCTGCAACATAAGCAGTAGTACCATCAGCACCTGAGAAAGCTCCGCTATAGGCAGCAGTGTTAGTACCGCTTTGAACTTGACGGCCTAGTTGAATCAAAGAAGTATCAATCTGACGAGCAAGTGCATAACCAGCATCATCAGTGTAATACTGACGCATTGAGGTTAGTGCCTGAGTATCAACGATGTCTTCAATAAGAATTGAATACTCAAAATGCTGGTTGAGAGATAGGGTAACTTCTGTTGCAGTGTCGGTAACAAGGGTTACTTGCGCTGATGCCGCCTTAGCAGTTGCATTACCACGAGCACCTGGCCTAGGTAGAAGGACAGTATCGCCCTTCTTGCCAGCAAGGTTGATTTTCTTAATGAGATTTGCAAGGACAAGATTACGCTTGTATGTTGCAACAACTTCATCACTCCAAATTTGTGGAATGAATTTATCAGCAGTCGTAACTGTCTGATGGGCTGTACCTAATGGCATATTATATACTCCTAAAAATTAGTAATTATTTAACTCGACCCTCGTTATAAGCCTTGATGATTTCATCACCTAGTTGCTCATAGCGATCTGGATCGGTCATACGTAAGCGGATAAGATCAGCACGGCGATATGTCTTCCTTGAGGTTTCACCTGACCCACCAACATCCACGCCAGCAGCCTTTAGAGCCTTTGTACGCGATTGTTTCCCAGCATCTGACACTTCCTTTGACCTGACACCTTTAATCTGCTTATAGGTCGATAGAAGCTCATCTGCCGTTTCAAAATTGTAATTAGTATCTGCATCTTCATACATACGCATACGTACTGGTGATGCATTTACCCAAGCAATAAAATCCCCATCTTGAACAATGTTCCCAAAGTCAGGGTGCTTGTTAGTAAGCTGACTCTGAAGGTTCATCTGCCTCATTTGTTGTGAGGCTTGCTTTGCCGCTTTTATGTCTGGATGGTTCTCTAAAGCATTTTGAATGGCTTTTTGAGGGTTCTCAAAGAAATCAATATCTGTTTCTTCTTGTGCAGGTTTTACTTGTTTCTGCGAGAGTTGTTGTTTCAACAATTCATCAGCAAGTTTACGAACTTCACCAACCTCTTGTGCTTGCCTACCAATTAGCTGTTCAGCCTCTTGGTGCATCTTCACAATGTCTTCTAGGTTTTTGCCCCGATACTTGTCGGGAACCTTAGAGACTACAGGTTGTTCTGATTCTTCAATTTCATCATCTTCAGAATCTAGTTCATCAACTTCTTCTGTCTGTTGATCCAATTCGTCGTCATTTTCAATAAAAGCCATGCTACACCTTTCTCCTGCCCTTACGGGTTTTAGGAGTATTGCCCTTACGGGCCTATTATAAAACGAAAGTAAAAACTACGGACGTTTAATCGCTACCCGATTCTGCGTTTTTCTTTCTCTCTTGACTGAGTTTCTCAGCCCTAACTCTTTCCCACCTATCTGCTGCCCCAGGAAAACTTCCAGTAATCCCTTCAAGTTTGATAGTTGGACAAGAAATTATTCTTTTTGCGTCTTCACCACAAATCTTGCAAGGAAGTGCCCTATCTTCTGAGTTAACAAAGGATTCAAACATATGGAAGTCTTCACACATAAAGTCATAAAAACCCCTCATTCGTCTTCTCCGTTTAACTGGTTGTAGGATTCCTCACAAATTTTCTTGCGAGTGAGAATCAAAGTGAGTATGTCTAGCTGTCCCTTTTTGAAGAATAAATCTTCAGCATTTAAAGTACTAGACACACTATCAACAGTTTCTCGTAGATTTTCCATATCCTCTACAAAATATTTCCAACCTTCAGTAGAAAGCATAGAAAATGTTTCTTCGTAATACTTCTGTAGTTTCTTGTCCATTATGGGGAAACTCCTCTTATAGTTAATCTTATTATACTATATATATTAGTATAATGTCAATAGGTATTACCAATTAATTGAATCTATTTCTTCAATAGTTGTTGCATCATCTACTTGAGTTACTAAACCAGCTTCTTTTTCATACAAAGGAATAACCTGTGCAGCAATCTCTAGTGCAATTTGTTCTAGTTGAGAAAGCGTATACACACTGTATACACCATCAACAGTTTTATATCCGCACTCTGCTGGATTACCTAAGGAGGCTGCAATCTGAGTAACCTGGATGCAAAGGCTTAGTTTGTTGTTGTCTGATTCAGTAGAACCAAATACTCCAAGGCTAGTTGTCTTATCTGCATACATCTCAACAGATCGTGAAGAAGCGATCTCAGCCTTCTTCTTGGCTTTGACCTTGTCAAGATCAGATACGATTACGTCAGACGTAACAACACCGCCAAACAGTTTGCAAGTGGCGTCAGCGACCAGCAGAGTTTCTGCTGTAGCCACTAAACCTGCTGTGATGGGCGTGTAAATCTGGGTGGAGAAGCGGTCAACAGCACGATCTTGGGCTGTAGCACGATCTGCGTTGATGTAGGACGCAACCGTGGCAAACAGGTTGTCCTGCGCGTCAATGATGATGGAATTGATGCGGTGGTATTCGTAAACAATACCAGCGGCGTTAGTTAGTTGTTTTATGATTGCCATTATGCAAGGATTCCTAAGTTACGAAGTGCTTTGACCACCTTGGCAAGCGTGTAGCCGTCAAACGTAGACGCAGAATTTATTGTGGTTCCCGAGTTGGCAACAAACGTAGCGGCGGCGGTTGCGGTTGTGGGTTGAGTTACAGGCACAACACCAAAAAAAGCAAGTTCCTGTGAACCGAAAGTTGGCTCACCAAACTCAAAAACGACTTGACTGTCTGTAAGAAACTGAAAAGAAACATTACCAGTTGCAGTTGAGTTTAGGCCAGCAACAAATGAGTTTGGAGCATCAACTAACGGCGCTGTTTGCGAGCCGACAGCGTCAAAAGACCCGTTGGCAAAAGTAAAATTTGAACTGTATGCCCCGAAAAGATATATAGCCTCGTTAGATACTCGTACAGCATATTCACCGTTTGAAGATTCAAGTATTGCCTGTCCCGGTTGACCAAACCCTGTTTTCGCGCCGCCCTTTAAGCGAATTGAACCGCCATTAGTATTTGCTTTTATTGCATCTCGGCCTTGAATAAGAACTTCGCCGGGGGTCTCAAGAGAAGTTGGTGCTCTTGTCTGTATGGTCATCGCCAGCGCAGAGCCCGTGATGTTGCCAGTTGTCAGCGTGTTGGTTCCGCTGGTGTAGGTAAAGTTTGCACTAGCCCCAAACGCATTACTATTGTTGAATTGAATCTGGGTATTCGCACCAGCAGGTTTTACAGATAGGTCAACAACACCACCAACAGTTGTAATTACAACACTACCATCAGTAGAGGTGATTGAAGTTACACCACCACCACCACTAACAGAAGCACCCTGCTTTAGGGTTTGAATTACAGTGTCACCTGTCTCCTTAACTACTTCACCACAGTCAATTTCCCTGCCGTCTGACAGGTAGATTACAAGAGAGCCATCAAAGGTTATCTCAGCGTTTACAACTGAAACACCATCTTTGCCGTCTTGTCCATCTGTGCCATCAGCACCGTCATCACCATCTTTTCCTGGAGCACCATCAAAACCCCTATCACCTTGCTCACCTTTGGGGCCTTGATCGCCTTTAATTGTCTGAATTTCTTCTTGCTTTACAGACAACCCATCAACCCTATCCCTAAGACGTCTAAATTTATCTGCTAAAAGTAAAAGTTTAGTGTCATCCATATTTATTCACCCAGTAGTGATGAAAAAGTCATATCTGACTTGTTTTTACTCTCCATTTGGGTGTTTGCAATGCGTTCGTTAGAGTCAATGTCCATCTTTTTGATTTTTAGTTCTTCTTCCTTAATCATCAACTCAGCAATTTTTGCCCTACGCTCAAAATCTGCCTGTTCGTTGTCATTATCTAGGTTGGTAGATAGGGCAGCAGTGAGTTTAGCCTGTGCAATTGTTGGTGCAAGCTCTGTGTCAACAGCAGTTTGTTGTGCTTCAGCAGAATACTTCTGTGCCTGAGCGTTTAGCACGTTAATTTGTGCCTCTGCTTGAGCCATTTGAGCCTGTTGCTGCATCATTTGCATCTGCTGATCTTCTGGAGAAGGCTGATTCATCTGATCTAGCATCTGAATCATCTCTTGACGATTGGTTAGACTGCTATTCTGTAAAATTCCCTTCAAGATGATGGGTAGTACAGGAGTATCAGGGCCTAAAGTCTGAAGAAGTGCAATGAATTGCTGCTGTTCAAACTCACGAGCAAGGATACCTAGCGTTGCTGTAGGAATGAACACCATGTCTACAGAGGGATAACGCTCAGGATCAAACTGCATATAACGCCATGCAGCCTTGTTGATGAATGGAATGAGGAAATCCTCTTGGAAGTTACTAAGGGTACGCTTGTACTTCTTGATAATTCCAGCCATTGCCATAGACATTCCACCACCACCATCACGAGGAACATTAGATGGTAGGCCAGCACTATCAACAGTGCCTGTGGCTTGCAGCAACATACGCTCAAAGTTCTGCGCTGTGGCTAGTGATACAGGATCAGTTTCACCAAACTTGAAGGGCATGACAATTTGAGTAGGATCGCCATTGGTTAGGAAGGCTTTTCCAGGTTTAATCTCAAACTTAGCACCACGAGGTAGGCGAGTAGCGTCCATAGCAATCATAGGGGCCGTTGTAAGGGCCACAGAGTCCATGTGAGCACGTAGTTGACCATCAATGGCCCTCTGCATATTGAAGGCCTTCTCAGCCGTCCCACGCCCGAATACACGGCCTGGAACAGTGTCATCCTGATAGAGCATCACAGGACGATCATTCATCATGTAGGGGTTGGCCTCTGCCTTCAGAAGTTGACCATCATTGCCAATGACAACAATGGCCTCTACCAAGTCTGCATAGTCATCTGCTACAGAATCTTCAGGGAACAAGTCCACCATGTCCTTAGAACTAAACTCAGGCAGGTATTCTTTAGGTACAAGACCATAATAAGTTAAGAGTTTAACCCTACCCTCTTGGTAGATGTTGTCTTCTTCAGTTACTTCTAAATCATCATCTGGAGAAGCAAGGCCTAAATTAACCTTGCGATAAATACCTTCTTCCATGCCTTGTACAATTTTATGTACAGAGACAAACTTCTCAATAGCACAACCCATAGAGTCATCTAGTGAGGTGGCATTAGGGTCAACAATAAAGTTCTTAGGGTTTACTGGGATTAGCTTCACAGAGATGCGTTCTGTTTCCTCTACACCAATAGCAGCTTGACCCTGAACACCAGGAATGGCCTGTGTTGCTGGGGTATATTGCTTCTCAGTTTTGATGATGAGTTCACCAATGCCAGTGCCATAGATTTCAGCCATCAACTCAATTTGGTCAATGGACTTCTTAATCTTATCCCTGTCGAAATCTTCCATTAGTTGAAGTTTTAATTCTTCAACATCAATGGGGTTGCCATCTACATCGTTGATGTCATCCTTAATGTCAAACCACTCACCACTACCAAAGATGGCCTCCATGATTTCAGCATGGCGGGTTTCAATGGCCTGTTGTGTGGCAGGGGAGATGATGCGGCTACGCTCTGAATCCCTTGTACGGTCTTCTGGTTCCCAGCGACCACGAAAGATGCGCTCATAGGCCTTCCAATCGTCAAGGTAGTTCTGGTCACGCCAATCACGCCACTGGTCACAATGCTCAACAATCCAAGCAACTAAATCTTTGTCTTCTTGAGTTTCTTCTTCGTATTGAGAAGAACTAGTTTCTTTGTTTTCCATCGTGTTCCTTACTTGATTGTTGGTGCAAACGGATCAGCAAAAATATCTGTTTGTGATTGTTTCTTTTTAATCAATACACCCGCTGGCCCTAGCTTTAAATTTGTTACTTCAAACTGATCGCCTAAAGTTTCTTTAATGTATTCTTTTAGTTCTTTGTTGGTAAAACCTTTTTGGTAGGTTTGCGCTGATGTTATGATGGACATAGGTTCAGGCCCTGCTGCACCCTTAGCACCCATTACATCCTTACCACGAGTAGTGATGATGGCTGTACCACCTGGTTTTAGTACACGACCAATATCAGATACAATTGTATCCCTAATTTCTCTAGGTACAACATTTAATACATTGAAATTAGTAATCTTTTCATAACTATTAGATGGAATGGTAGAACTATCTAAATAGTTAGGATTAAAGCCAGTACGAGGAAAAGGCTCATAAGTGTCTGCTTTTAACACTTTAGCACCCTCACCAAGACCAGCACCAAAGTCTAGTGTTTTACCCTCTACTCCTACTTCCTTATCTAGGATTGCTTTTGCTTTTTCATAGGTAGGTAGAGTTCCAATAATCTGTGTCTTTTGTGCGTTTGCAGCAGGAGGAAGTGCTGATGCTGCTTTTGAAAGCATCCCACCAGCAGGTACAAAAGGTAACGCACCAGCAGCAGCCATACCATAATTCATTGGAGTACGTTGCTCTGGGTTTTGGTAAAGCCTATAGGCATCAGAAGCCAAACCCATTACATCCCCTACAACAGGTACAGGGGCAGTTGCTAGGGCAGCAGCATTAAGCATACCCTGAGTGCCTGTTCCCTCTGCTCCAAGGTAGTTACCAACACCCTGCATCTGTTGTGTCCTCAAGGGAGAACGCATCCAATTTACAGCATCACCAAATAATCCATTAGGCATATTATTCCTTTACCATTTAACCTTGTTGGCCCAATAAGCAGCACTCATCTTACCCTTGGCAATGTTCTTGGCATGACGATCTTTAAATGCTTCATTCCTAGCAGAACCATCAGGACTACCAGATACACCTTGCTGACCAAAGCGAATGAGTTTTACATCCTCTCCATCTTTAGCCAATACAACATGACTCTTTGTAGGATGGTTAGGGGTTTTCTTGGGCTTGTTATAGCCTTGGAATTCTTCTTTGCCGCGCTTAATCATTTTTTCTTTGGCTTTAGGTCTTTAGCGTGGAACAGCTTTTGAGAGGTCTTGCCATGCTCTTTGCCTGTGTTCAATTCACCATTAGGCATTTTGTGCGTAGCACCCTTCCACTCTGTACCATCTTTTAAATAATGCTTTACACCCTTCATTTCTTCTTCCTTGGTTTAGCAGTTTTAGCAGACTCTTTAAAGTCCTTTGCCGTAGGAGCACCCTTGGTTCCAGGCTTGTTCATCTTCTCACCAGAACCCGCTGCGATGCGTTTTCTTTTTGCATTAATGTTTGAGTATAGTCCCTGCATAATTATACCTCCTTAATATCCTGAAACAACATCATAAACTTCATAATTGTCTTCCTCATAGTCGGGTACAAAACTATTCAGTGCTAGTTGCTCTACATAGGCCAGAGCATCCACTAAGTCATCATGTACACCCTTTGTAGGGAACATAACTAGTTGATCCACAAAAGTATCTAGGTCTGCATCTTGGTTCAAGGTTATACGTCCATGCTCAAACTTACCTTGTAAGGCCCAGATTACCCTGTCTGTCTTCTTCTTATTGCCATGAGTTAAACTGGTGATGTGGGCATAAACATTCCTCTGCCTCATCATATCTTGAAGGATTGATAGGGCCGCGTTTTTAGCTGTGCCTTTTTCAATGCCAACACCTACAGGACGATATTCTTTAATAACCTCTAAGATTTTATTGCAGGTTTCCTTGATGTCCCAACGTCCATGCATGATGTCTTTAATCCACCAAGACCCATCATCCTTAACCTTCACAATGGCAATGGCTGTTTCATCCAACCTGCTTTTGTTTGTACTACCAGCACTAATGTCTTGAAACCCTGCCAAGTCAATAGCCACTACATAAGAGCCATTCTTAGGTTCTACATCCCTCTTGATCCACTCATGCTTAAATACATCAGCACCTGTTGTATCAAAACTAGATAGGTATTCTTGCTTAAAGGCAAAACTACTTAGGGTGCGCTTTGCAGCCTCAATCTCTTTAGGATCAATGGTTTCATTGTCTGCTGTTGTCTTGTGCCAGGATTTCCATTCCTCATCATC